GTGCTTTTAATCTTTCTTTTGTTAATTTCATTATACAATTCCTAGCTTCGGATAGTTAATCTGCGATGACCAGTTTTTCGTTTCCTGTAATCCAGTACATAAATAGCGAAATGCGTCAGCACTATGCGATGTCCAATCGTGCTGTGGTCTATTCTTGCTTTCTCCTCTATCATTGACTGCCCAACGATACTGTCTTAGGGCATCTAATCCTTCTTTTGTCTTTTCAAAGTCAAACCAACATCGTGATAATGTCATTCTGACTGCGTTAATTCCATCGTCTATACTCATCTTGGGTACAATACTGGTCGATAGACCTAAACTCTGTGCGATTTCTACTCGTGATTTACCTGTTCCGATTTCTCGGACATTGGCGTCATGAGGAAGGTAGTGTGTGTCGTACACATATCCTCGATCTTGTAGGATAGAAGCATAGTATTCTAATGACTCGCCACTATCGTCAAAATAATCAATAAGGTGTATGGCAGTTCCTTTTTGTTGAACAAACCATATAGCAGTTTTATCTGCCATTCCTAAATCCCAAAAGGTAGATACCTTTAACGTAGGATCATAAGGTACAGATGTTACTCTATCATCTTCGTCTGCCTTATTAAGACCTTGTGAATAGATAGCTCCGATTGCGGAGCTTTCGAAACTACACTCGTATTCTGCCTCGTATATTTCAGGAGGCATCAATTTTTTTGCTTCGGCTAATTCTTCTTCTTTGACGACCTTCGTCTCTGATGCTTTAAACTTTGTAGCATACCAACCATCATTGTGCATACCATGATTATACAAATCAAAGAAAGAGTTATGTCCTTGAGGCGTACCAATCGCAATCATAAAACCCTCTCTATCCGATAGTGCTGGTCGTATTACTTCAGTCCACATTTTTGGTGGCATCTGAGCTACCTCATCTAATACAACACCATCGATATAAAGTCCTTTGAGGGTTTGTGGTCGTTCACAACCGAGTAATTGTATTCTGCCTCCATTAGGGAGTTCAGCTCTTAGTTCGGTCTCGTGATAATCCATATTCGGCAAAACAGAAGTGTAATACTTGAGATAATCCCAAGCTATCCTTTTCGCCATACTGTATGTCGGTGCTATATAATAATACCGAGGTCTTGGTAGAGGACATTGTAAGCACTTCTTAATCAACTCATTGACTGTCAGCACTGTCTTACCAAAACGTCTATGACATACTAATACATTAAATCTTTTTAAGTTCTTATGAACTTGTTGTTGTAATTCTCTAGGCTTATACGGAATCGTAATTGTGTTCATGCGTCATCTTTTTGATTACCCTTGAGATAGTCATTAACTCTAGCGACACTACGATCAGATACTAGGTTTTTTCCTGAATTTTGTACCACAGGAGACCTATCTGGTAGATCACCTAATAAAACACTCATCACGCTTACTTGAGGCTTTGTAACCTTCTTATTCTTCTTTTTTTTCATTCGTTAAAAATCTCCACTGCTATTTATTATGCTACTTTTTTTTTATCTAAAATCTAGTGCCTTTTTTAAAGCCTTTAGAGACTTGCCCCCTCAGTTAAGATGGGTTGTATCTCAATCTAAATCAGGCGAAGGGGGGTTATTGCAATATAACAATTATAAATATTATTTATTAATTATTATAAATTAAATAAAATGTTTTGTTGGTGCAGTTCTTAACCAATAAATAAGCCAACAATAGTAATAGTGTTTACTTTATGTTTATTTATGTAGCTTTATGACTGTAAATATAATTATATATGCGTTTCTTTAAGAGCTTTGGTAAATGTTTTGTGTAATTTTGTAATTATTATCTTTTCTTAATATAACTGATCTTAATACTAACATAACATAAGCGAATAATATCAATGGTTTCACTAACTAAGTAGATACTTTTATTTAATATACTTCTTATCCCTCTATAAGTGATGTCATTAGTATAGCTATTCAATTCCTTTATACTTTCTCTATATGTTTATCTTAATTGGTGTAAATTTGGCATTATTTCTATTGTAATTCTTCCGCCTTTTGTGATTCTTTATTATTCCTTATTGTGTCAATCTTTCTATTATTTTCGTATTTTGTCAATAAATCTACTTGACTTATTAATATATATTTGATCTATTAAGGATAATTAAGAAAGCGAGTTAATATGAACTATTACAAACAAGACGAAATCAAACAATACTTCTATGACTATATAGAAGAACAAGACAAAGAATGGATTGAAGAAAATAAAGACGATCTACATCACCATTGTTTTAATACTGATTATTACATCATTGGAACTTATCAAGCTAAACAATGGCTTGGCGATCATGCATTTGACGTAATTAATATTATTAAAGATTACGAGCAAGACAATTTTGGTCAAGTGTCAACTGATCTTTCAAGTGCTGAAAGTGTTGTCAATATGTACGCTTATATTGTAGGCGAAACTTTTGTTTATGATTATGTTAACCAATTAAAAAGCGAGGTTGCATAATGTTAAGAACTATAAACGCAACAGAGTTTTATATTGATTACTTTAATAATTATTTGACTGTTCAAGCTATTGCAGATGTTCATGGTATCAGCGAGGATTTAGCACATTATTTAATTAATCTCGGAAGAAAGTTAAATAATAAAGAAATATTCCTTGATGATGTAAAGGATCAATCAATCATAATAAATTATAATTAGATATTTATTTAAGGGCTTTTAATAGCCCTTAGATCAATATCTATAATGATATTGAAGAAAGCGAAATATAATATGAACTTAACAATAGAAGTAAAAACAGTCTATGGAAATAGATTAGTTTATCCAATCTGTAAAAAGGCAATAACTTTATGTCAGATTACAAATCAAAAAACATTTAGCCAATTCGCTATTAATAAACTTAAAGAAGTTGGTTATACATTCACACAAAAAGAAGTGAGCCTATAAATGCAATACGAAGAACAAGACAACAGAATATGTTTGTTTTATGTTGTTGAAAGATTAATGAATTTATTAGAGGATTCAAAATCTGAAAAAAAAACAATTAAAGAACTTTATGAATTTAAAAATGAATGTGTTTATAATTTAGGCATTAATTCTATTCATAATCATTACACAGATAGCGAGGTCAAATAATGTTTTTACAAGGATTAGACGGAGCGGACATAATCTTATTGGTTGTGTTCTTTTATGTATCTTACAAACTTTATAAAAGAGTTAAGAAAGAAAGCGAGGATAAAAAACAATGATTAAAACCGAAAAAAAAGAGTTTATCAGTAATGATAAATATCGTTTCAGTAATGGTAAATCAAGCTATGAGTACCACAGGGAACGCATAAACAGATTAAAGGAACTTAAAAGAGTTAATAAGTTATTATCTGTTGACTATTTTAGTAATAATAAAAGCGAGGTAATTAATAATGAAACCAGTATTTAGTTATGATGATTTTGAAATTACTAAAGTTGAATGCACTAAATCAAAATGGGATAAAAAAAACGAAAAGCGTGTTAAATTAAAAAAACCTTACATTAAAAGAGGTGAAACCATAAAAGCTAATATTTACGATTTAGTTGATATGATTGAAACTTTAAGATTTCATTCTGATGAACATTGTAATCCTTTAAGTTATGATGATAACTATATTGAAGTAAAATTTAAACTTACATCATTTTATTAAAAATAGGTTTATTTTAGGCAATCTGATATTCTTGGGTTGCCTTAATGTATTGTATATTTAGTTCCGTAATATTCTTGATCTACTTCTCTAAATTCTTCATGATCTGATTTATAATTTTCAACGAATTTCATACATTCGTCTTTGTCATTAAAACCTTGAAAGACAATTATTACATTGTTGTTATCATCATAATCTTTATGGATAAATAAACTGCATTTAATGTCTTTATCTGCCAATATGTCGTTCAATGGCTTTTTTGACGACTTCGAAGGCTTCGCTTTGACTGAATTTTTTTTTGGTTTTTCTGATTTTTTCATAGATTTGTACCACGATATCCGACTCAACATTAATCATCATACAAATAAACTTAAAACTTCTGCTATTTATCCATGCTTGAGCTTCTGCACAAAGTACATGATCTGATATGTCAAAGTTTGGGCTAGTTCTAAATGTTGCGTCTAATATGTTCCGAGATAAAACTGACACCCATAAATTTATATAGGCGTTCATAATAAGATTTAGGCGTAAATTTCCACCTTAGAAAATACATATCATTTACGATCCAATATCTAAATAGAACAGTCTTAGAACAAATTAGTAGTTTTGACATGATGTCGCATTTACTATTGTTATATATCAATAAATTTTTTTTAAAATTAAGAAAATTTTGCTCTAGAATTGTTGATTGATCGTGTCAAGTTTTTGAAATAATTTTTTTTTACCATTGATAATCAATAAAAGTAAATTTGATTTAGCCTAAATTTAGCCAAAACACAAAAATTGAAAAATCCAATTTGATATAATGGATCATAAATTAAATTTTTAGGAATTTAATTATGCTCTTTAACATTGTGAATATGGTTAGTTGGAATAGGAGATATACTATGACTAAAATATTAAGCAATATGCTTAACCTTAAAGGTGATTTTAAACCTAAGAAGAAAAAACCTAAAACAGTAAATGATATTTATGATGAAATAATGAGTCTTAATTTAGACCAATTTGTTTTACAATGTCATAAATATAAAATTCGTTATAAATTTAATACCATGTATGGAATTGATGGTGTTATTGACGATCTTTTAAGGGAAAAATGTTATGAAAATAATATTCCTTTAGAAAAAAATGATGATCTTTACTTTGGTGTTGAGTTTAACACAGGTAATGGTCTTTGGATAGACGAATAATAATCAAATAAACTAATCATATCACTTTGTTAAAGATGCCCTCAGAAAGCGAGTAATGAGGGCTATCCAATCTTAAAGAAATCTCTTAAACAATCAAGGCTTTCCTTTAAATTTTCCATACCTTTTCGTCTGCCGACAGGTTGGTCATTAACAATAAGGTTATAGGTTGCTGACTGTAAGTTTAGGGGAATAGACTGCATGGCTTTTGTAAATTGATCGTGTGCGTCAAAACCATTAATGTTAAATATCTCTAGTGAATTACCCATTGGAACACCCTCTAAGCGATCCCAATTAAAAGTTTGGCTAGATTGTAATCCTGAATAGACTGCAAGAGCTTCTAGTTTTTCTCCAGCAACAAAACGCATAGCATTTATTTTACTATCTTGTGGGCATAAAAGGTTTTTATGGTAATAATTTTGCAAGTTTGAGTTTATCTCACCATAAATGTGTTTTAAACCTTGTTTTAATTTCTTAAAATCAGGCAAACGAAACATTTGTCCGTCTATATTAATGATTTCTTGACCACCTCGATCCATTTCCTCTAATTGAATGGGATCAGGCTTCTGTTTTTTCTGTTTCTTTTTCTTTTTTGCCATTCAGTTCGCTAGATTTTATGGAATTACCTTGTTTGTCATACACCCAATCCATTATTCCCCATGCCTCTTTAGAGGTGAAGTATAACAAATTGTCTTTTTCTTCTATAAAGTTAAAATCAATGTTGTGTTCTTTTTTGAAGTTTTCAATACTAAATACTTCTTCATCTTTCCACCTTTGTTGGTTTAACCATGTTGCAAAGTGGGGAACATAAATATCATCACTTGTTTGTTGGCAAAGATTGTTGAATTTATCTACTAAGAGGTCATTTTTGACACTATCTTTAATTTTTAACCATTTACTAAAAGCTAGTTTTTTTGATCCTCTTTTAACTTTTAGTTTTTCCCATATATTATTATTAAATTCTTTATCTTTATCATTATATTTATCATTATCTTTATCTGGTGTGACACCAAGTTGATTTGACAAAACATTATCAAATTTTTTCTTTTTTCTAGCTTCGCTTCTCTTATTAGATAATTCTAACCCTCTGACAAACTCAATCTGTTGTCTTTTATTGAAATATCTATCATTTTCAACAAAGAATTTTTGTTCAAGAACTAAGGTCAAATCTGACCTCAGTTTTTCTATTTCATCTTGATTAAAGGTCATTGGAAAAATCATTCTGCAAAGTTCATCAATGTTGTTAGGTAAACCTTTTCCGTTAAAAGTATGACTAAAAAATAATAGATCACAGTATATGCCTCGTTGTTGCATAGTAAGTGTTCTTGTTCCTGAGATATAATCTGCTGGAAAAAAATACATCGCTGGTAATTTATCAATCATGTTTAATCACCTTTACAGAATTTCTCATAGCTGGAATAAAATCTACAAAACCATTTTCTTTAAGTCTATATAAATATTTGTGAATCGAATTAGTTGTCTTTACGCCTATATGTTTTGCTATATCTCTATAGCTAGGACTACGCATATTCTTTAATTGGAACTTTAGTATAAAGGTCATTATCCTCTGCTCTTTTTCTGTCGGCAAATAATTTGTTCCAATATTCAACCTGTTGCAAGTTGGGCATTTCTCTTGGCTTAGATCCATATTCAATTAGTGTTCCCTCCCATATAATATTTTCCATATTCCAAAACTCAAACTGATTTTCTTTGCATATTTTAATGTAGCTTTTATAGGTATCGTAAACACAAAGTAAGTATCTGATTTCTCTGTTTCTTTCTGTGTCACGATCAAATATGTACCCCTTATAAAATGCCACATTTCTATCTTTACTAAATTATTCCTCATTATGCAAATTAATTTATTATTTGACTATATTTTCAATATGTGGCAAATGACTTACATGAATGAAAATTTGCGTAAATATGCACAAATAAAAGGATTAACAAAAGGCACTGGATTAGCTTTATCTAAATTAACAGGAATAGATAAATCAACAGTTAGTTTGCATTTAACAGGGCATAGAAAGATGAGCATAGAACACGCAAAAAAATATGGTGAAAGTCTAGATGTTCCATACATAAAATTATTAGATGACAATATTATTAAATATCCTGTCGTTGGATATGTTGAATTAGATGGATCTGTTAGAATGAGAAAGGAAAATGAAATAGATATTTGTATAGCTGATAATGATATTGCAAGTTCAAATTGTTATGCACTTTTTCAACAACGACAAGAGGTAGTGTTTTTTTATAACCCTAAAAACTCTTGTAAAAATACAAATACTATTAATAGTTATTGTTATATAAAATCTAAAAAACAAAATTTATTAGGCTCTATTGTTAAAGAAACAAAAAAATCTGCTGAAGTATATAATGTTCATACAAACAAAACCTCTAGAATTTCTTATGATATTTGTTATCCTATCGTCAGTATATTTTACTTAAAACACTCAAATTTACATAAAATACAAGGCGAATATTAAATTTCCACATTCTGCAAATTTTTCTTGCTTTTTGTAAAATAATCAATTATTTTCTGTTTATGGCAGATTATAGTTATAAATATTCTCATTTAAATCTTTCTAAATTTCCTCCGCAAGAATATAACAAAGATGATTTATTGAGGAAAGAAGCGAAGTTAAAAAGTGAATGTAAACAGCGATTAGAAAAGTCTACATCTACTGAATTAGGTAAAAAACTAATTTGGCATCACATTTTTACTACGACTAAGGCTTAATCTGCCATGTCTAAACTCACAAATAAATTTGATCTACCAAGTTCTATTTTCTCAGCAATAGAGAATATATCGAAACAATATACAAGAGGGGAGTCTGATCTATCTGTCAGTCAGTTAATAGATAGTCCTCGCATACGATTATTAAAACATCATCATGCAAAAGATATTGAGGAAGATATATCAGAATTAATTTATTCGATATTAGGTACAAGTGTTCATAACCTTATTGAAAACTCAGATAAGAAATCAATAACAGAAAAAAGATTATATGCTGATTGTGAAGGTTGGAGATTAAGTGGACAGTTAGACAGATTATTAATTAGTGATGAAACAATAGAAGATTATAAAGTGACATCTGCATGGAGCTATGTGTTTCCAAAAGAGTCATGGGAACTACAACAAAATGTTTATGCTTGGTTATGTCGTCAAAACAAAATTAAAATATCAAAGATACAGATCATAGGAATATTTAGAGATTGGCAAAAGTCAAAAGCAAACGACAGTGATAATTATCCTAAACTACCTATACAAGTTATGCCATTAAGATTGTGGTCAAATAAAGAGCAAGATGAATATGTCAAAGACAGAATAAGATTACATCAAGAAGCTCAGTATCGATTTGATAATGAAAACTTTACACCATTATGTTCTGATGAAGATAGGTGGAAAGATAAAGAAAAGTTTGCAGTAATGATAAAGGGTAAGAAAAGAGCAATTAAACTTCATGATGAAATAGAAGATGCTCAAGATCATGCCAAGAACTTGTCACTTACTACAAAGGGAGTTTCTATAGAGAAACGTCCATCAATAGCAAGACGTTGTAAAGACTATTGCAGTGTTAAACAATTTTGCGATCAAGCAAAGAAGGAAGGATATGTATGAGACCGACACACGAACTATTTAGACTAGAGGAATACACAGGAAAAGACGGACAACAAAGAAAGAAAAGAGTTGTCATAGCAAAGGGTTGGGAGAATAAAGATAAGTATAACAATGATGCTACATACTACACTTTTGCATTTGGTAATGAGAAACTATTTGTAAAAGAAGTATTACCTGAAAGACCACAACAACAGCAACAAGGTTATCAATCTCAACAACAAGGCTATCAACCACAACAGCAAAATAATGATTTTAAACAAGCTATGGAAGCTGTGCCTATGCCTACTAACCCTGAAGATATCCCATTCTAAATGACACGACATAATTTTAACCCTGTAAAATGGTCAAGAGAAGTTGATGGCATTGAAATGAAGGAATTAAAATGTGGTTGGTATATTTTTGAGACCAAAGTTAATAATTTGGTAGAAGCAAAAGCATACGTCAATGCCGATAATACATTAACACAAGGTGGTTATACTTTTGAGAATGCTCAGATACATTTTAAAAATTACATTAACAATTTACGAGAGAGGTCAAGGTGGCATTAATTATATTATCATCATTACAACTATTAGGAATAATACTTATTGCAGTCATGGTTTATGCAATAGGGGATCAGTTGAGTAAAAAATGAGTTTAGCATTTACTGATTGGGTTATTGAACATCAATATGAGAGGACAGATAAAATGAAAAAACACACAAAAGTTTTGTGTGACTATTGGGGATATGCAATACCTGAAGATATATCTTGTATTGTATGTGGGAACTATGCGGTGGACACTCACCATATTAAAAATCGTGGAAGTGGTGGGAGTAAAAACTTGGACTACCCAGAAAATCTCGCATCACTCTGCCGAGAGCATCATCAAAGAGCAGAAAGTGAACCTAAGTTCAATGCGTATGTTTACAAAATATTATTACTAAAAATAATAGAAAAGATAGAGACAGATGGAAGGATATAGCCCTGAAGTTATTGCTGATGCAAAAGCAAAAGCAGTAGAACAATATCGTGAAAGTAAAAGAAGCTATGATCGTACAGAGAGGCTTCGTAATTATGAAATTGATAAGGCTTTTCTACAGATAGATTTAGACTCTAACAAGAAAGTTAGTATCGAAGATAGAAAAGCTAAGTCAAGACTCTCTACAGAGGTTATTGCTTTAAACTTAGAACTAGAGAAGGAACGAGAAAAGTTAGACAAGGCGTATGTAGAGTTAGAGAGAATAGAAACCAAGATACAAATGATCTTAGATAACAATGCTTTGAAAAGAACAGAAATGAAGTTGGGTACTATTTTAACATAAAGAGAAAGGAATAAATGTATGAATATTGTAGAGATAAGAGAACCTATGTGGAAGAATGGAGGAAGTGTAGGGATAGCAGAAAGAAAGATTGGGAAAGAGGGAACATTAGTAAAGATAGTTCATAAAAATAAAAGTGGTGAATTGACATATCCAAACACTTACAAAGTATCGAAAGAAAAGGCTTTTAATTGTGAGGTTATGTATGTGGGAAAAAATAAAACACCATTAAGAGTTATACCAATAAAAGAAATGGAAGTACAATGACAGATAAAATATACACTTATAAAGACATAGCAAAAATCTTTGATTGCCACGAAAGAACTATACAAAACCATATAAAAGAAGTAAGACAGAGCAACCCTAAAAATCCTAAGTTAAATAATTTCATGGGCAATAAATGGTATTGCTTTGAAAACGATTTAAAGGAGGTATTAGGACTATGCTCAAAATTGAAAAGCGTAAAGACGGAAGATCACCCTACTATTACATAAAAGGCACACTGCGTTTTGGCAGAGAGTCAGTAGTGATAAATGCAGAAAGCACAGGGTGTGTTAAGTTAAAAGATGCACAAAGAGTTCTTACCAAAAGAATATCTGATCTTACTTCATCACTAGAGAATTTAGAATTTAAAACATTTGGTTATGCAACAGAGCAGATACTAAATGATCCTATCAATATGCCTAGTGTTGATAGACAAAAACATTTTGAAAAAAATGCAAAGCTGTTAGGTGATTACTTATTGAAAGATATAAATGTCAATACAATCACTCAGTTGGCTTATGAGAGATATCCTGTCATCAGACAATACAAAGGTATTAGATTTAGTGATCTTGAAATGGGTGATATGAAAATAGAAATGTCATCTAAGTATCATACTGTGAACACAGGCTATATCGTTCCTGTAGGGAGAGTCATGCACTATGCCAATGAAAACAAATGGTGTGCATATTTGCGAATGAGTAAGTTTCCTGTCTTAAATCAATCTGATAGACCAAAACATATTTTTACAATGGAAGAAATTAAAAGGTGTTTAGAAACCAATGCAGACTTTCAGATCAAACTATTGTTTGTATTTCTGATCTATACAGGTGCAAGAATACAAGAAGCGTTGAATGTGAAATGGTCTGATATAGACATGGCTAAACGGACAATAAGATTGTGGCAGAATAAACAAAAAAAAGAGAGGGTAGCTCCTATACATAGCACACTTTATGATTGGCTAATGAAAATCAATAATAGGGAAGATTATTTGTTTGAATGGAGAAATGTTAAGGAGAGGAAGAATACAGAGTTAGGTCTGATACCTCGTTGGGATTATATGCTTGAACAAGCTGGAGTTGATAAGAGTAAGAAACGTCATGCTTGTAGGCATACATGGGCGACAAATCTTTCAGTATATAGTAATGCTACACCACAAGATTTAATGGATATTGGTGGCTGGAAAGATTATAGATCAGTAATGAATTATGCTCAGTCTAATAATGATAGAGTCAAAGAAAAAATTAATCAATTACCATAGGGTGTATAGTTCAGTGGTAGAATGTTTGCTCGACACGCAAAAGGTCATAGGTTCGAGTCCTATTACACCCACCACTTTTTCAACACTTAGATAATTATTGGCAGTAGATATAGATTGACACTGCCTCGACACTACTTTATAGCTATGTATGATTCATGAAAAACATGGATTTTTAGGGAAAAGGGTGTTGGGAAAATGACAGGGAATGAAATAAAATGTCAACACAATCTCAACACTCTTTAGTTTCAATAATACATTTGTTATAGATTATTTGTATCGTACCTTCGTTGCCTTCTTTGTACTCATTATTGTCTAAAGAATAGCTAGAAAACAATATTGTTTTGTCTTTTGTTTTCTTATGTAGCCAACCCACAGTCATGCAGATAGGCATAGATTTATTCTCGTAGGAACTAGCTTCAATCCATGTAGGATCACATAGACCACTATCAATCCATTTAATAATAACTAAGCGTAGGTTTTGACGTTTGTTGGTTTCCCACCAACTCCTTGCTTTTTGGATCGTTTTCTTCGTACTGCTGACTTCTTTTGTGATTCTGTCATGCTGTTCGCTTTTGCTTTTGGGAGACATTTTGGGTATTTCCTTTTACTTTTTTTAGCAGACTTACGACCACACTTAGCGTAACTGCCATCTTTCTTTTTAGATCCTATATCGATCCAATCTTGTGCGAACCATTTTGTAAGACCACCACTAGCTTTACTCATGCTTTTTTGGTTGTATAACCCCCACCACGCTTTTTGTATGTTTTTACTAACCACGCATTAGCGTAAGCACTAGGGTAAACATCGAATTTTTTTTTGGCTTCAGATTTTACTCTTGAATATAAAGCTTTATTAGTAGGTACATTCTTTGTTGACATTACTATCCTTTATGTTTTGTTTGTACTGTAAATTTAGCTGATAATGATGCACCCTTATGAGGTTTGAATTTACCTTCATGTTTCATCAGTTTGTAAGTATTACCTGACTTCATGAAATGAAATCCTTTAGGTGCTTTGATTGATTTAGTTGCCATTATTTCTTCTTCTTCTTTTTTTTCTTAGATTTTACAACCTTCACCTTCTTTTTATATCCGTATGCCATAGTATTCTCCTAACAGTTCCACATTCTACGAGACCAATAGTTTGCAGATAGCTTGTTGTTTTTTCCTTTAATCCCACCTGATCTCGCACAATAAGATTTCTTTCGTGCTGGTGAGTTTTTCTTGATGCTCATGTTAGGATCACCAAAGTTTATCTTTTTTACTTTGTCTCCATCTTTTACGAACACCTTGAATTTTTTGACATCGCCCTTCATGGGTTTATTAAGTTTGACTGTTCTACCCTGATAAGTTGCCATCTAGTTCTACCTTTTCTTGTTTTTCTAATTGTTCTGTAAGGGATTGATTTTGTGAAGAAGCATACTCAGCTTTTGCTTTTTGAAATGCTATGACATCATCAACAGTAATCTTTAGTTTTTCTTCTCTCAACAGTGCGTTCTTATCAGCCCAATTATCTAATCGATCATTAAGAAATTTAATGTGTAAATCTTTTTCTTCGATATCTTTTCTAAGCTCTCTGTTTTCTTTCTTAGCTTTGCGTAGTAGTGCTTCTATTTCTTTTTGTGTACTCATTTTTTACCTAACACTTTACCCATTCCTCTTAGACCAAATGAACTTGCTATTGCTCCATACATGGCAAATTGAAACCACTGTGGAGTTCGTGAGAGAGCAT